CTATTGTTGTAAGAGTATGAAACTAGTTGTCCCTGATAGATTGGCACGTTTGTGAAAACAAAATTGTTTGCTGTTTTGGAAACTGTTGTAGATTCTACGGTAACAAACTTGTATGATACACCATCTAATTGTGAAGACGAAAATGCATAACCTCTAGGCAGAGTTAATGAACCTGGAGTAGAATTTGTTGTTTGAATAGTTACATTAACAATTGCTCTCGGTGCTCTAGCTGAACGTGGTGTATATCCAACTCGTTTTGCATGTGAAACAACAGAATTTCTAAGAGAAGCACTATCCAAGAATGCTTCATTGGCAATCATATTCAAGTAATATGCATTGTAGTGAGTATTGTATGCTAGAATGTCCAATAGAACACTTAAGCCAGAACCTTCAAAATCATAGTCTTGAAATTCAGTTTGTTGTCTTAGAAAATTTCTAAGATTAGTTTTGATAGAATCAAAATCTAATTCGGTTACATTTAAACGGTCCGCCATCTTATCTGTCTCGTTGTAAGAAGAAGTTTATTGTTATTGGGTCTGTTCTATTGACTATCAAAAATGTCATACCGATACTGTAAGAATTGCCTTCATAATTTGGCGAAACAGCAACGCTTTTTACGATAACTCTTGGCTCATAATTTTCTAGCGTTTGAACAATCTCACGCTTCAAGGCGGAAGATGTTATGGAATCCATGTTTTCAAATAGCAAGTTGCGTACACCGGAGCCCAACTGAGGCTGGAAAGGTCTTTCGTACCGAGAAGTGGAAATCAAATTCTTAACCGAATTGATTACCGCCATCTCGTCAACGTGCTTATTCACATCCTTCTTTATAGGATGGGCTGTGAAAGACAAGTCCAAGTCTTTGTATTTTCTGGTTGTTGCGCTTACTACTGTTGCCATGTTCTATTTATCAGCTAATTCTTGTAATAAGTTTATCTGTTCCTATATAATTTTCTATTAAAGCCGTCTGAGACTGACCCATTGAAGAAAATTGCCGAACTTTTGCAAAATCATCCATCAATGTTTTACTGTTGGTATAAAAATTTTCATCATGCAATTTTCTTGTGTCCATGAGACTTATAACATTTGCTAAATTATTATAAATTGTATTAGCTTGTGGTAATGTCAAACTGCAAGATCCTCCGCCAGAAATGCTAGTTGATAGTATTACCGTATTTGCAATGATGTTTGTGTTTGCTTGAGACAATTCTGGATCAATAAAAACGCTAGTGAAACTGCCAAAAATTGGAGCAGTATTTTGAATTCCATCGGTTTGATAAATGATATACATTAGTCCTTTTGCTACAGCCATCGCATTATCATAATACGGTTTTGCTTGAGCGGCATCTGGATTATTTGTTGCATCCGTTTGAAAACTTGTAACACCAGAAATTCTATTTGTGTGTGCCACAAAATTGGCAGAATTGGTGTATAAATTTGAAGATACATTTATTGAAACAATGTCAACTACCATGTTTAATTTATCTTGTACACCCAAATTTGTATAACTTGTAATTGTAAGTATTGTATCCCGTAATGTATTTGCAGAATTTAAAATGTTAGCTACTGAAACCGAAGTTGGATTTTTAAAGTAACCACTAACAGAACTATTCGCAATATCCTCCGATTGCCAATCAGTAATTATAGTCGGAACACTATTCAAATGTTCTTTTGCATCCACGGATAAATCTGGTATATCACCTCTAGTGTCTATGTAATTGTATCCTAATTTTTGAAATAATTTAGCCATAGTATTTTTCCTTATCAAGCACTTAAAAATTTACCTATTACGGGTCCAGCTTTTGGATGACTGTGTGTATTATAAATCAAAGAATTGATTGTGTCAAACATGAAAACTGCTGATGAAATACCAATACTTGCATATCCAATATTACCGACAAAGAAATTTCCTATTGGAGCATTTACAGACACTAATGATGTAATTGGTCCAACTGTAGTAATAGATCCTGGAGTCGCAACTGGAGTTAATGGAGTGGGCAAGCCCAATGATAACCCACCAAGAGAAGATGTGAATCCATATGGACCAGCAAAAACACCCATTTTTGCATTCACTCTTGATTCCGCAGTAAGCGTGTCGCATGTAATTGAACCATGAATGAATAAATCTGATCCTAAATTCAAACTTTGCGCTGATGACAAACTCAAAGAACCACCAAATTTTTCACTTGCACTAACGCTAACATTTTTATTACCAGAAATTGAAAGATTTCCAGCACTCAGGACATTCATTTTTCCTTTTACTGCAAGATTGTAATCTCCACCAACTTCCTGATTTAAATCACCATCCACTTGCATATTACAATCGCCTTTAACAACGATGTTACATGCACCGCTAACATAAATGTTTTTCTTTCCGATTGTAATATCAAAGCCTTCACCAAAAACTTTTATAACTTGATTTCCATCTGGATGCATTTCAATAAAGTTTCTAGATTTTCCGTGTTGTATGCGTACCCGTTCTCTTCCTGGAGTATCATCTAATTGAATTGAATGTGCTCCCTCACTATCCCACGTTTGATTGTATGGATATAATGGTGGATTGTCAACCGAGGCTGGAGATGGCGGTTCTTGAAATAAATTATTTGATGGATTGGAACTGAATGCACCAACCACCTGTTCATATGATTTAGTATAGTCGCTATTTGTTGCCATAATTTTTTAAGGAGTTTTTGATTTTTGGCTTGGTGCAGTTGGAACTTGTAATCCTGCAGGCACGGAGCCAGTGTATGAAGTGATTGTCGCATTAGCTTTGGTAACTTCATCTTGAGTGGTTGGTACAAATAAACCAACTGTTGATGAAACTGCAATTCCTACAGCTAAACCCGCAACAGTAGCAGATGCGGTTAGAGCGTCTTTAGTTGCTGTTGCAACGTCTTTTATTGCTCCTGCCAATTCTGTATAACTTTTTCCGGTATCAGATGGAGAAATATATGTATCTTCTGGCGCATCAATTGAAGATACATTTCCATTTGTATCGGTAATTAATTGGGAACCATCTTCAAATGTTTGTATAGAAGACCCATCCTCAAATTCTTGTGTTCCTACTGTCCATGTTGGACTAGTTGGTGCAGATTCAGTCCATACTTCACTAAAAATACTTCCTAAAGCCGATAACAATTTATTTAGACAGTCTCTCAACATTTCTAAATATTTTTTTGGCAAACTAAGAATCCATTGAATGAGTGCTCGGATCTTAACTAATACAGCAAGAACATATTTTTCAAATTCTATAATTGGTTGAATGTATTCTTGATTGATATAATTAATATACTCGGCTATAGACTTTAGCATATTGATAACTGATGAAAAAGAACCAGATGGATCACTAAACCCTAGCAATCTCATAATGGATCTAATTCCTTCTCTAATCCATTTTGCAATTCCTTTTAAGAATTTCTTTAGTCCAATATTTTTCTTCAAATCATTTGCAAAATCACAACTATGCACCAACTTATTATTTGTTACATCAATGCTTGTTCCTGCAATTTTTCCCATAGCCCAAATTGATGTTGTTGGTGTGCCTTCTTCCCCAAAATCTCCTGTGTTATACAGTAATGTGTAATCGGATAGCGATGCTTCTTCAACAGTGGTTGCTAAGATTGGTTTAAATGTTTGTGCGCTCATTTTTTATTCTCTTGGTGATATAGTCGCAGAATTCCATCCAACATGTCTCTGTAGCAACAATCAAGTTCCGAATGGGCATCTTCTAGTTTAATATCAGTATGACAATGACAATCTATAGACTCTATTTCTTTTAAGAATTCTTCGGTTGTAATTATTCCCGCAATATATTTCTCATGCGATATGGCTGCCTTCGCTGTCAAAATATGTAAATCAATTAAACTTTGACTCATTTTGATATCATTCCCGGCAAGAATCCAATCATCACTGGTTGTTGTGCAGTTTCACCATCTAAGAAAAATCCAACAATCCAATCATTTAATTTAGGAGAAGAAAATATTCTTGAAGTGTTAATAGCATACATTGGATGCGCCCAAGGCAAGCCTTCAGTTGGAAGTTGCGCTTTATCTGTATTATGCCAACCTAATATTCTAACTTGACACCTTCCCATTGCCAATGGATCTAGTCTGTTTTCAACTATGCCTACCCACCAAATGAAACCATTTTTTCCAGAAAAATTATTATCCATAAAAATCCGCCAAATCATTTTGTTGCTGTGTACTCAAATAAACTCTATCCCGATTTGAAGAATCTGTGGCCACTTCCAGAATGGTTTCATGTTTGTCATAAGTAATCATCTGTCTTGCGGCCACAATCAAATATTTACCACTTTTTGATTTATCCATGTTATCTTGATTTTTTTCTGAAGATTGCTCACTAGTCGTTGGAACTGTTATGTTCACGTTTGTGCCAGAAATCAAATCAAAGTTTCCTGGCATAACAATTTTTAATCTTTGATTCATCAAATTACGCATAGCAGATTCTCTTTGTATCACATAGTTATATGTATCATCATCCGCATCAATAGAATTCGCATCATTTTCTTTTACATACTCATTCTTTGCTTTAAAAATTCCTGTTGGGAAAAAAACTTTCCTTGAATCAAACATCTCCGTATTTTTAACACCATCTTTATTTTTAACAACACCAATATTTGGGGTTTTGTTTGCATGTTTGCCGGTTGAATAAACGTCATCAAAGTTTACATTTCTTATTGCAACCTTTCTGGACATAATATCAAATCCAATAAAAGTTCCAGCATAAACTCCATGCTTGATATTTTTATTCAAATCAAATTGAGAAACAACTTCAAGATATCTAGCGCCCATCATTTCATTTTTTTCAGAATCCTGCAATGCTAAATTTTTTGGCTGATAATTTATATCATGTATTGCTTTTTGTCCTAACATATTTGAGATAGTTATAAAGTTATATCCTACCTTGTTTTCAAAGAATAAAAATGTTGGTGATAAATCATCGTTAACTGCTTTTTTTGAACACCAATCTAAACATTCAAAAGGAGTTTTACTGGGCAAAACAACAGTTCTTACTCCTTTTGTGGTCTCAATAAGACCAATTCCCTTAGAATTTACGGACAAATAATTTTTTAAGATATCACGAACAATATTATCATAAGTATCACGGTATGATTTTGATATTTTCTTTTGTTGAGATAAAATGAATTCGTCCGAAACAAAATGAAGAACATAAAGTTCAGTACTTATATTTACCGTTGTTCTGGAACTTTGTTTATAAACTCTAAATGATTTTTTAATTATTGCTTGATTTTCCGTTTTTCCCATCTCAATCAAAAGAATTTCTGATCCATCAAAAGATAATTTGTTTGACAGTCCTTTTGCATCTCTTATTAAAATAGATCCAGTCATGCATGGATTAAAAATACTATCAAAGATATTCAATTCTTCAAACATGCCTGTCAAATCAATAATACCAATTTTGGTTACTAATGATAGGCCATCTTTTTTAACAGTATATTGTGTTGATTGTAAAATGCTTACATCAGACATTACTAATTACCCCAACAAATTCTTGATCCACTACAGCAACATATTCACTCTTAAGAATTTTTATATCTCTTTTAGCGTCATTTTGCTCAACTTCATAATCGTAGAAAGACATTCTAGTTTTTGTGATTGATACAGTTAGAGTGTTTCCATCCGATAAAGTATAGTTTGCACTTTCTTCCACAAGATTATTGTAGTCTTCTTCTGTTATTTGTATCTTGTCTACCGTTTTTTCTCCAGTAACGGGAAATAATCTTGTCTCAATTTTATAGAAAGAATGATTGTTGAGTATGGCCCATTCTAATCCATCTCTTTCTCTGCCAGTTTCAAAAATTAATTGCTCATCATTAGTTACCGATGCGCTGACAGAAACTGTCAATCCTGTGCCTGCTCCAGTGATATTTGATGTAGCAACTGTGCCGGATGGTAGAATTAGATAAGAACCAACATTTGCTGTAGCGATACTCAATGAAATAACATTACCTGTTCCATCGGTAGTTACTGTTGCATTTGCTTTGGCACCAAATACTGTTCCGCCTTGAACTTGAATAATGTTTCCGTTAGCATATCCTGAACCATCGTTAACAACATTCAATGATGTAATCGTAGAAATTGATTCAGTAACAAAAAGATTACCTTCTTCATCCGTCATTTCAAAAGTCTCTGTTATCCAACTGTCGGCATACTTTGACCTGATAACTTCATTCAAAATTCTTTGCTCAATTGGCCAATCTGTCTTAACATCAAAGATGTTATTCATCTTCAAAATGATCCAGTGTTTTTCTGGTCCACCATAAAATTTATTGGCTACAATTTCTGGTGTTTCACCATCGGGCACGGTGTACTGATAGTATGCGATAGAATTTTCCGTGAGACTTTCATCAAACGAAAAACTAGCAGTTAAATTTGTAACTGTGTCAAGAGAATTTGAACCCTCTAAATTATAGACGGTTTTTGGAAAGTATCTAAAGTATTTTGCCATTTAGAAGGATCTATCTTT